TCCTCTAACTTATTTATACTACTGACATATCAAGTGATGAATCTATAGTGACTGAAACAGAATCAAAGGTTGGAACACCGGGCACAGAATATGCTGAATTGTTTAGTATATCACTTCTTGTTTGTAGTTCAAACAAAGCCTTATCACCAGCATCAGAAGAATCAGTATCGGTTCCATCAAAAATAATTATTCCAGAATTATCAGAGTGTCCTGTCTCTACTGATTCAAATAGTATCTGGAAACCAGATTCTGATTCGTCAATCAAGAAGAAACCAGCGTCCTCTCCATTTTCGTTTGTTCCATTTAGAAGAATATGATCTGGGCCACTATTGTCTTCTAACGCAACACTCAAACCCTGTTCTGATAAAATATCAGAACTTATAGCAATGCTGTCAAGTGTGTTTGTTTCAAAGTTTTGGAAAGGCACAACACCAGCTGTATCAGTATTGTCTTCTAATTCAATGCGAAGACTTTCTAATAATAATTTCTCATTAAGATTGGGACCAGTTGCATTCTCTAGTAAAATATCATCTCCATGAGTTGCAGCTACTGTAGATTCATCCTCTTGTTTAAAGAAACCCGCTTCAGTTTCTTCTAACAATATACCAACAGTCTCTGAAGATGATGTAGTATTGTATGCATCAGTTCCAATATCAATAATTCCGGTTCTTACGAAATCTGATAAGGGGAATGTTGATAACTCTGAAAGTGATGGTCCTCCGCCGTCATCCTCAGAAAGTAGATTACCATCCTGTCTAATATCAACAGGGAAGAATGTTGGAATAATACCAATGTTTCTTTTGTGGTGTGCTTCTTGAGCGGATTTACTTCTAATTGTTCCTAGTTCTGTCTCTATTGCATCTGCACCACCAAATGGTGTTGCTAGACCCACAAGACCAAGTGATGCTCGTGATGGACCCACTGGTGCCTTTGTGGATAGTTTCAGTGATATGGATTTGACAACAGAAACATCTGTTGTTTCTCCAACCCGTAAAGGTCCACTTCCAGATACCGGCGAAGTTTCTGGAACTAAGAAACTACCATCCTCTTTAATCAGTGCATTATGATTAACGCCATTTGGATTATCAATACGTTCAAATAAAATTTTATTCTTAGGTTCATGCAACTCATCTTCTAACTCTAATGAATCTCCAGCATCAGTTCCATCATCATCAGTTCCATCTAGAAGGAAATCTCCTCTAACATCACTCTCATTGAAATCTGTTGCATCAAGAATTAGATTGTTGCTTGTCGTTCCCGCTGTAGCAGATTCTTGAAGAATATCATCTCCAGCATTTGAAGAACCAGTATCCGTTCCATCAAGAACCATAAACTCATTTATTCCAGTGCTTAAAGAATCTTCTTGAACGATTACATCAAGCAAACTGCCCGGTTGCATATCAAATGCTGCAAGTGACCTCTTAACTTGTATAGGTCTATCACCAACAAAATTACTAATGGTCATTGGTTTGCTATTGAGAACCATAGTATTATCGACTTGCTGTGCAATCTTAACCTTACCAAAAACAGCAAATCCTGCTGGATGCACAGCTTTCTTCAATTCATCTAGATAAGAATTAGCACCAGCACCTAATTGAAGTTCATATGAAAACTGTTGGTAGAAAAGAGAATCCTGTAGTCTGTTTAAATCCTCTCCAAGTATACTAGTAATATCGCTACCATAACCAATGATGCTTTTCCTAGAGGTATCAACAGAGGTTGTTGCTTTTGCGATATCAGCACTAACTATGGTTGCTGAGAATCCACCAGATGTTGTAATAACAGTGGTTCCGGCAGAAAAATCTATTCCATCCACTTCATGAATAACACTACTGCCCGCATGTTTTGCAGAAGAGTTGAAACCATCTAAGGCAAGAACACCTGTCTCTGGTTCGATTTCACCTAAAAGAACACCACCCTCTTCTAACTCAATAACACCTAAAGAACTGGTTCCACCAGCATTGCTGCTTTCATCTATTATTTCAGAGCCAGCATTAGACCCATTTGTATCTGTTCCATCTAAAATGATTTTCCCTGTATCATCAAAATCACCATCTAAAATTATTCCAAAGTTTTGATCATTATAAAAATCAAAAGTGCTTGTTTTACTGAATCCAGTAGTGAAAGACTCATCCTCATCCTCAAGAACTATTGTGTCACCATTTAGTTCCCCGATAATTAATCCACCAACATTTGCTGATGAACCATCTGTGCCATCTAAAATAAGCCGACCAGAAACCGTAATAGTTTCTCTAAATGGCCCAGCACTTTCTAAAACTATCTCTTCAGACTCTTGACTGAAAATTACATCAGAGGATGCATCTTCTAGTAACGGAGCATTTTTCTCCGTTATTGTTTCAATTCTAAATTCTGTCCATATTGACTCTGGCGATACAATAAATGCTTGACTAAGAGTTTGAATTACTGATGTAGCGTTGACAACATTGCCGTCAGTATCAACCTTTGACTCACCAGTGATTGTCTCTCCTACAATGAAATCTATAGCGTTACTTGAAATAAATTTCATGTTAGCAGCAGGGTCTAATATAAGTGCTGTTGCACCAGATGTTCCTCCGGTTATTTCTTCACCCTTTACGAATGGACCATTTGTCGATGGACTTTCAAATGACAGGCTAACATTGTCACCAAGAATAATCGAAGTGCCATCAGCAAAGGAGTCTATTGTAATACTTGTCTGTGAGACAACATCGGTAACAGCTATATTAGATGGCAGTTTAAACGTAAGAATTGTATCTTCAGATAAACTTACTTGAGTATTTAAACTAAATACTTCTGTATTTGTTACACTAGAAACAAGAGTGCCTACTGGAATTCCAGTTCCTTCAACTACTAAACCTTTTTGAATTGTGCCACTAGAAACTATTACTGTCAGATCGTAACTATTAACTGTTGAACCAGATACCGTAGCTGTTGCAATAGTTCCAGTAACAAACATCTGTTCATCTATCGTTCCAGAATTATTATCAAGTGTGACATTTTGTGTAGCAGTTGCACCATTAACAATTGCAGTTGCAGTTGCTTTGTGTGTCAATGTTGGAACATATACACCGAAAGTTTCTTGCCATGATTGGTCATTTAAATAATGACTTGTTGGAGTTAGTCTTGATGGTTCAAACTCAGTCTCTGAAATTTTTCTGCCAGCTATGAATTCAAGTTTATCTAACCAAGTTCTAGCTGGCTGTCTGCCTCTTGGAAATTCTCTTATGAATTTTTGAGTTGTTTCCTCTGCATCTTCTCTAACCAAAACACCACTCTCGTCTTCAAGAGTGATAAGTGTTTTTTCAATAAATGAGTTTGGCTCTGTGCGAAGAATGTCACCAGTATCATCTTCAAGTTCAACAAACGCATCACCAGTTAATTCTGTAGCATTTAAAAGAATGGGTTTGCTGTCTGTCTCATCAACAATCCCTGTGTGTGGAAACCCTTCGTCATAAAAACCATCATCAGTTCCGCCACCAGAAAGTGTAAAATAACTTTCTATAGAACCAGACGCATCCTCTAGTCCAACTGGAAGGGCATCAGTAGTTTCAAGTGTAGTTCTCACTACATCCTCAATAGTAGTTTCTAAAACTTGTGTGCTACTATCATAGTTTTGAACAATTCCAGTATGAGTTGTTAATGATTCACCAGTTACAAATGTTCCTGTAACATCTTTGACAACAAAATTAGCTCTTGCAGTTATATCTGGCAATTCAGTTGTAGAATAGTTTGCTCCACCATCCTTTACTAATATCTCATCTATTCCACCGATATCAGTTGTGATTGCATATAAAACAGCTGTTACTGGGTCATCATAGTTACCTTGAGTATCTAAAACCTTTGTGCCTCTTGCTGGATCAATAGTTACTGTTGGAAGTTTAGTAAATCCATTTCCATTATCTGTGAGATGAATTTTTGTAATTGCACCCAAATCAACAGTTCCATCCTCAAGAACCATCTGGTCAGCACCAGTAGTGTATGTGTCACGAAAGGGAATTTCTAGAAATTCACTTACGATGCTGTGACCTAAATCTGTGGCAGTTGCAGTTCCAGTTTCTAGTCTCAAAATACCAGCTGGCTCAACAAACCTAAGAGATGTATTATCAGCAAGCGTGAGTATCTTGCTAAGTGTAATATTATTTTGAGATGTTATTGCGGTGACTGTAATGCCTTCACCAAGACCGGCACCATAGACAGTCATATTATTAGTGATGGTTCCAACATTATTATCTAGTAGTATGATATTTGTATTAGCAACTTCACCATTTGTAATAGCAGTCGCTTCATCATTCAATCCTGATTCCAGAGCAAACTCAAATGTTCCTAAATGTTCAGTGGTTGCTTCTTCATAAACAAGAAAATCATCAGCATCAGTTGAATCCTCATCTGTTCCATTTAGACTTATCGCACCATCAACAACAGAAACAAATCCTGTTGGTAGAGAAACATTTGTCTCTGTGCTTGCAAAAACTAAGGGGTCACCAATTTTGTAACCAGCACCAACACTATCGACAATAACATCACTAACTGAACCAGTTTTAATGCTTGCAACTTCAGCGGTAGCCGACCCATTACCAAAGTCACTATTAACAATCACTTCATCTTTTGCTGAATACAAAATGCCATCATTTGTAACTGTGGATTTGCTTAAAACATTTAAGACTGTAAACTCTTGTATAACATTTCTGGTGGAAGATACTCCCTGTATGATTTCTCCCGCAATAAAATTTCCAATTTCAAAGTCAATATTAAATTCTGTGATACTAACATCACCTTGAATAAAAGTGTTTGATTCTGCAATTATGGCAGTGGCGCCAGAAGTTAATCCAGTTACTTTTTGACCAACTAATTCTTCTCCAAGTGCTGAAGATATAGCAGTAGTTCTAATAACTGAATTTCTGTCCCAATTTCCATCAGAAGCTCGCATCATAAATTTTCTAGGATAGACAACTTCAGAATCTAAATTTAATAAAATTCTAATAAAAAGTTTAAAACTTTCACTGGTTCCCTTTAACCTGTAGAGTTCCCGAATATTTTTTATCAGATTTCTTTTATCAATACCATCAGCTAATTTTTTAGGTATTGCATTCATAAATGAAACACTTAACTGATCTAAGAAATCATGTATTGTTCTATCAGTGTCGGCATAGTCTAAAAGTTGCTGAATGTTTTGAACTGGATTGCCACGATATCTTGTTACTGTTCCTTCAGCTGTCGATGTTGAACCGACAAGAGTTTCGCCAGTAATAAACTGCTGCTGTGAAGTTATGAATACCCGATTATTTCTTTGGTCATCAATTAGGATTGTAGCAGTAGCACCAGAAGTGCTGCCGGTAATTGTCTCCCCAACAGAAAATTTTCCTACCGAATCTTCATATACAATCTGATTACCATCTTCATCTAAGATATATGCAGTATCAAAAGTTTCTTGAATAACATTATCAACTTGAGCATCCACAAGCAATTCGGCTGCTTCCAAATACTCATAATAGTATTGAATAAATTTAGAGAATAATGGATTTTCATCTCTAACATAATCAGGCAATTGTCCATCAATTAATGGAGAAATTTTTGTACTCAAAGATGATGTTGGTGGATTATCGAATGGTGCCATTTTAATACCCAGATACTGTTTTTGTAAAGGATGATGTTGCTAAGTCAGCTGTATTGACACTATTAATGTCACCAACCCCTAACCTATCAATAGCAACATTAACAACAGTATTTACCAAATCTATTTCAAGTAACTGATTTCTAATTGGTATAATATCTACGGAATCTGGAATAGTTGTAATTCTAATCTGAGTCGAGGAAGTGTTATCAACATCTAATACTTGATTTATAGTAAGAGGATTCAATGTTATTGTTCCATTTCCATAATTAACAGTTCCGGCAGTATTATCCACATATTTCTTTTCACCAGCTAATATATAAAACCTTCTTATATTTCCGTTACCATCATCATCAAAAAACATTTCATTAATAGTATCGCCGCTAACTTTAAATCCAGTAGATGCAATAACTCCACCTTCATTCATATTATGGCCAGCGTGAGGATTAAAAATTACATTATTAAAAGATATGGTATACCCAATACTTTCATTTAATGTGGGAGTAAAAAATTTACCTAGAACAACTTTTGTAATATTGCTTGTGATTGACGTATCAGAATCATCAATCAATTTAGTTACTTGAGAATGTCTGAACGCACTATTGAATGATTTTAAACTGTTGTTGTTGAAATTTGTAAGAGTATTTGTAATAGTGCCCTGTAAATCATCTGATGTTAATGTGGTAAGATTAGAATTGAATCTTGCAGAAACATCTAATATAAGATACAGTGTTTCTGGATCAACAATAACTGGTGTGATTGAAGCAACAGTAAATGGCGAAAGGTCTTCAACCAATCGTCTTTTTTCAATTTCTGGCACAAAATTACCCGTTGTAGATTTAATTGATATAAAGACCTTTCCAAATTCTTGCACAGAACTGACACCCAATGTAGGGTCGAAAGAACCACTTTCACCACCAAAAATAGATACTGCTTCGGTGTTGGGATAAAATCTTTTTACAAATAGTTTATAATCTTCAGCAGTGACACACCGGCCTTGTGCCGCATAATCTAATGGAGCATTAAATTTTATTGAATCGACACTTTCTGGGAAAGCACCGCCACTTGCAGGTTCAACTGTAGAAACTTGAACATCCACAACTGTATCAATAGCCGCTGCATTTGAAAATGTGGTTGCGGTGTTTGCATCTGTTCTATTGGTCACCACATATGTCAATACAACAATGTTGCCATCCGAAATAGATTTTCCTAAGATACCATCACCAAAATAAACTTCAAACAAACCATTTTCAACTTCCTGTAAAAAATAATTTGCACTCGTTGAAGTGACTTGTGAAATATCTGTGGTTTTTGTATAAGTTGTAGATGATGTATCTGTTGCAGAAGTTTGAACCGTAACTGTTAGTGTATTTGTATCTGCTCTGTTATTAGTCAAAACAAATCTTTGATCAACATCACTTGAGTCAACAGTGTATTGTGTTGTGATAAATGTGCCTTCATATATTGGAACATTTAGAAACGGAATTGAATTTCCAGAATTTGAAGCAGTAAATTCATTTACAGTAACAAACTTATAAGAAACATCATTGACTGAAGAGGTGAATACTGTTCCAGCTGGAATTGACCCTGTAGCTTTAACAGAATCAAACAAAGTAACATCAATAACCGCTTTTGGTGCCCTTGCTGATGCAGGTTCATAACCTAAAGTTTTTGCATGAGAGGTGACACTTGATCGAAGAGATGAACTATCTAGGAACATTTCATTTGCAAGCATGTTCATGTTGAAACCAAGGTAATGAGTATTGTATGCTAATACATCCAAAAGAACACTTATACCAGAACCTTCAAAATTAAAATCTGTGAATTCATCTTGAGCTTCAAGAAAAGTTTTGAGATTGTTTTTAACATCATCAAAATCAAATTCTGAAACAATTAATCTTTTATCATTTGTTGCCATTATCGTAATCTCTCTAGAAACATATCTACCTCTACAAGTTCTGTGGGAGCATTAAGAATAAAAAATGTAATTGTCAATTCATAAATATTTCGGTCTAAATCTGGTCTTGCGCTAACACTCATTAGTCTGACTCTTGGTTCAAAGTTCTCTATAACATCTTCAACTCTCTTTGTCAACATTATAGCCACAAATGGAGTCATATTTTCAAATAACATATCTCTTACACCAGAACCAATTTCTGGATGAAAAGGTTTTTCGTATACATTAGTTAAAATTAAATTCCTAACAGCACGTTTTATATTCGCAACATCTGTTAGTGTATTCACATCACCACTAACAGGCTTCCTGCCAAAAAAAAGGTCAAGGTCACGATACTGACGCACATTGCGTGATATATCATTCTGTCCTTGTGCGTCTGTAAATCCTGACATGATTGCTCCTTCATTTATTTATAACGACAAATTTTATTTTATAATCGTAAAATCTTTCACAGGTCTGTATTCGTGATTGTCGCTATGAGCAATCTGAACCTCTGCTATTACTGCGTCAATTTCCTCATGCCAATAGTTTAAAAACTTATGCACTCTTGGGTACTCTGGAACTATGTCTTTTGTCTGCCAAGTAAATTGTTGCAGGATGTTGTTATAATCAGGTAACCAATATAATACATTCAGTGTAACTAGTTTTTTTATTATCATTATTGACACTTTCGTTAAACTGGAACAGCATATGTTTTTTCTATTCCTTTATACAGTTCATCAAATACCTCAACTACAGACGGAGCATCCCCTTCAAGAGCATCTACAAGACGCTCAATATCTGCTGCGCCAAGCGTCTCACCTTCAGCAGCTAGCCTACCCAGGCGCTCTGCCCCTCCATCTAAACCAATTTTAATCAGTCGATTAGCGAATGTTGATGGCCTAAAAAAGGAGTACCAATTGACCTTGGCAACTTTAGATATTCTGCTGTTTTTACCAGCAAAACTTAGATTTTTGTATGTCAAAGGCGTGCCATCAGGCCGTGTAATTGTTATATCAAATGACTTAGAGTCGTCTCTCACAAGTTTTTCAGTGCCACTTGCCAGTATATTATCTGGTTCTGGTTTCTTACTTTTTTGTGATATATGCGAGGCTCTGGTGGCTGCTTTTTTAACCATATTTTCCACCACAGCTATTCTATTTTGAAAACCTTTCAACTTAGTTATAAACTCATCAGGACTCAATAGTGAATCCTTTGGCGGTAAATTTGAAACTGTGGAGGTGGCGTTAGCGGCTTTTTGAACCTGTGGTGTTGGCGCACTGCCGTCTTTTTGTAGTTTAGCTCTTATTATAGCATCTCGTTTAGCATACTCTTTTTTTGCTGCGTCAGATACGTTTCCACTTTCAGAAGCCAAATCTGTTTTTGGTAGATTTTCTTTTACTGCGGCAGCACCGGCTGCGGCATCGGCAGCAAGTGCAGCGTTAGAGGTATTAATTTGGGCAGAAGGGGTTGAAAGTGAAGACGGTGCTTCAGCTAAAAGTTTGCCATCCTCATCCACACGCTCTGGGTCTGTATTTGGCATACCAGAATCTTCTGGTTTCAAGGTCGGAATGCCGTCTGGTCCAATGACAAAATTTGGAAGACCACCACCACACAAATCAATGCCACCAGAAAATGCGGCTGTTGCATCACTCACAAGACTGTCCAAAGAGAAACCCGCTTGAGAAAGAGCGTCACCAAATTGAGAGGTAATGTTTGCCAAAGATGTCAAGCTTGCAAGACTACCGGCCGGTAATGATACCAAACTTTGTATTTCAGATATCAAACTAATATCAGGGATATCTGGCAACTCTGGAATCAATCCTTTTATGTCTGCTTCTAAAACAGCCAATGATGCTGTCAGTTCACCTTTTAAAGCATCAATCTCACCTTCCAATGAACCTTGAAGGGAATCCTTGATACTAGAGAATTGACCTGCAAGTTTATTGAATTCTTCACTTGCTCCACATAGATTTGGTGTAGTAAAATCAACCATTCAACTCTCCTACGGTAATGTCGGTGCGGTTGGTGTTATCGCATCAACACCATCCGTATCAGATGTTCTGCCGGGTGATGGAATTGCATGAACATGATCCACTTTGCTTTCAGCTTTATCAACAAATGTATCTCCATCAATCTTCTCTTTGAAAGCCTCAACATAATGAAATGTTGCAATCCCATCATATTTAGAATCATGTGTTGAGACATAATTCATAGTGGTGGCCCCAGTATGTTTAGCATTAAATGTTGAATCATAAGTTACATTTGCAGCTCCAACTGATTGCAGTTTATATGTGCTACCAGATTTAATTTTCATCTCAGCAGATGACCGAATATTCACGTTACTACCGGCGCCAATCGCAACAATACCTGTTGTTGTTTTAAGTGACATATTATTTTTAGCATTTATCAGTATGTCAGCCAAAGATATCTGTGTAAGATTTTTTGTAACATTTAGGTCATAAGTTCCGCCAACTATTCTAGTCTCGTTGCCACCGATTGTAACATCAAAATCTCTTGCTCCATCCTTTGCGCTACCAACTCTACCCTTAACAGATTGTCTAACATCAAAAGCATGACTTCCTAAAATCTCTTCCTCACGATTTCCACCGCCTGCTTTCTCTCCCCTTACACCGACTCGTATTCTTTGGTTCTTGTGAATCTTGGTATACGAATCACCTTCGACCTCTAGAACATAATCACCTTTGATGAGTTCGTTCTTGTTGCCGTTGACAGTTACATTGAGGTCACCCTCTATCAGTATGTTACTATCTGATACAATAATCTCGTAGTTTTTACCGACAACTTTTACAACCTTATCTCCCGTAGGATGTATTTCTGTGAATGTTCCAGATATATGTTGCTCTAATAATCTTTCACCTCCCGGCGTATCATCCACTTCATGAATATGACCACATTCACTTTCATGTACATGATTGAAAGGGTAAAAGGTCGGAGCATTTGATTTAGGGTCAGGCTCATTCCATGTTTTTCTTACATCCTCTGTAACACCGGGCTGAACACCAGCCGCAAAAAATGGTTTTGTTGAAAGAGGGACTTCAGTTTGTTTCATTCCTCGTCTTTTAATAAGAGAGGGATGTGTTTCACCAATAGACCCACGAACTAATCTATTTGTGTCTGGCTCATTTATTGTTTTAGGATAAACTCCATTTGGATCATAAAACCCAACATCAGGATCAGCTATTTCAACAGGTTGGCCAGGTATTGAACCAATCACCATCGGTTGTTGCATGGTTGCAGCGTCTAAGAAAAACCCAATGACATGAGTTCCCTCAACCAGAAATGAAGGTGTGTTTCCCATTCCGGCCATAGAAGGAGTGTCCGTTGGAGCCATGACTTGTGCCCACGGTAAATCTTCTGTTGGAAGTTCATCTAAATTGGCTGTGTGTAAACCAATACATCTGACACGAACTCTTCCGGCTTTTTCGGGGTCTTCTCTGTCTTCGACAACCCCAGCAAACCAGAGGAATCCGTCCATTCCCATAAAATCTTGTGTCATTATAATCCTCAAATAATTATATTATTATTTATAAGGATCAATGTAAGTCAGGGTCACGTCCTAGTCTAGCAGATGGAAACATATTGTATTTTTCCATCCTTGCTACTCTACCCTGTTCATTTAACATCTCTATTACTGTTAAGGCATCATTAAAAGTCAAACCTTCTTCCAAGATTTGTTCTTCGATTACTCGATATTTAATCATGGTTTTCTATTTAGGTGATTACTTCATTCAGTGTGATAAAATCAGTCTTGCCTCTAGTAGATTCTACCTCAAGATATATCGAACCCATATCTTTTTCTTTGACATTTCGATAATCTTTAGCTTTTTTGGACCAATAACAAAAGCTTTCATTGATAAACTTCACATCTTCATACTTGTCAGAGAAGATTCCAACAACCTTAGATGCAAACATCTCATCACAATAGTCTTTGAACTTAACCATTTCACCAATCATAACACAAGTTCTCCTAATAATTCTTTAGCATCTTCATATCTAATATCTTTACTTATCGTAAAGAAACCACTATACCTTGGCTCATACGAATAGTTAAGCACTCCATGTCTTCTGGATGTGTTTAGCAAGTAAATTCCGCCTGGTTCATACATTGGTTCTTCAAAAAACGCACAATTATTTGATATAAACTTCCACGGATTTTTTAAATCACGCACAGCTGTTGCAGTAGTTACGCCAAACGGGAAAGTTAGAGAATCTTTAGATATTCTATCTAGATACTTTTGCGAATTCTCATCACTCAAATATACATCCGGCTCCAATATAAAAGTATGTGATTTTGATTCATGCAAACATATGTTCAAACCACACAATCGTAAACCATCTATATGCTCTCGAAACATAGATCGAGGTTCCATCTTCATAATTCCCATATAATCACAGAAGTTATTCAATTTCCTAAGAATTGGTTCTTTTATTAGTTCTGTGGGAACGGGTATGAATTGTCTTCGTGATGATGGCCTATTAATTTCTCCTGTCCACTCTGCATTCATAGCATATGTAAGTATGTCCTCATATGTTTCACAATCATATGGCAATCTACACCAATTCATATTATATTATCCTAAAGTTCATACTGATGACGATTCTAAAACCGTCACTACAATTTTTCGTTACAAAGTGTTCCATAGTGCTGTCAAACAGTAAAAATCCAGCATCCTTTGATTTGATTACCTTGTTCGCAACAACATAGGGATTTGGTTTATAACGAAAAACAAAATCACCACTATTTTCTGGAACTTGAACCCAGAATGCTGCACTCACATGTGGACCTCTTGAGTAGTTATTGTGACTTTCATGACTGTGTAGGTTTGTCATCTCACCATTCTTATGCACCACAGCCCAGAACGCTTCATTAGGATCATTCTCCCAATACAGTTCAATGCTCTTATCAGTCACACCATATTGTTCATAGACTTGTTTCTTCCATTCTGATTGCAATGACTCTGCCAATTGCTTGATATCGTCATTGTAATCAATACGAATGTCCTCATTACGAATGCTAGACTCATTCTTGTCCATGTTGTTACCGGCAAGATAACTTCGTAGAACCATCTCGCCGATAGACTTCCTGTCTATGTCTAGCAACTCACCAACAATGTAATCAACAGAATAAAGTGTTTCAGTTTTAGCCATTCATTTGCTCACTATTTGCTTTGTCCAATAATATCAAGTCTTCTTTTAGTTGACCATCTGGATAGTTAAATATATTTTCTGTCCTTGGTGACTCTATAGAAGAATATTCAAAGACAATCCTCTCTGCATCTTTTCCTATTATATCAACTAATTCTTTTCTTGTCAAGTAAATATTTTTTGGTATATTCCTGCTCGATGCTTCACCATAAATCGAATGAAACAATCCAGCATCAACAAGATAGTCTGAAGCTCCATACTCTTGTAGTATAACAGCTGTTCCGATAAGATGATCCATGACCGCTTCTGGTGCAAACCCAAGATAGTCAATCAGTTTGTCTTCCAAGAATTTAATTTTGTATTGGTTCATAGTTCAAGTATGTCATCAAAAAGTATTTTGCATAGCCCGGAGCAAGTGGTGGATTACCTTTGTGCAGATACATCCACATGGGCGGGAACATTAGAATACTGCCCTTCTTGGGTTTGATTGAGTCACCATAGAGAGGAAACACGGTTTCACCGCCACCAAAATCATCATTCAAGTAAACCATCAGAATGAGCATTCTCTTACCTCCAGCATGAGAGGTTACATCCACATGCTCTCCAAACTGTTCTGCATCCTTACCACCATTACTAACAAGGAATCGCTTCATACGAAACTCTTCCCATAAGATATTAGATGGCCACTGACAATCTTGAATCATTGTGTCCTCACGATATTTTTCCACAATGTCCATAAACTTTTTCATCGCAAGTTTATTCAGATGATCAAATCTATCAAATCCCATAGGGTTCATTCTCTGACAGTTACAGTTGCCACAAATCTGATGACCGTCAGGACGAACAGGACCAGTACAGATGCTTGTCTTTTTTACCTCTTCAGCATCCTTCTCCATAGTTTCCTCAAACGATGCAACATATGCATCACACATTTCATCATCCAAGAAATTGTCATAGAGTCTCGTATAGAAGTTTAAGCCTTCGGCCATAACAACTGCTCCTTCGTCATCTTCTCTGTGTTTGGATCATATGCAGCAACTTTTCTTTCAGTGAAGTTTGTTCCTTGATTTACGATACTCAAATCCATATAGTTTAGATGGGTCATTATAAAGTACTTGGCACCTCTTTTAGAGGGGCTACGAGGGGGGTTACCTTTATGAATGTAGTTCCATGTAGGGGGAAATATAAACAATCTTCCTTGCTTTGGTTTTATGCCTGCATCAAATAATGGAAAGTAGGTTTCTCCATCTTCAAAGTCATCATTGAGATAGACCATCAGACAAAGAAACCTTTTTGCATGAGCATGAGAATAAACATCAACATGGTTCTCTAGTCCATGATTCTCTTCCTCATTTACCTTGAACCTTTTGATTCGCAGTTCTTCCCAGCCAATCTCCTTGGGCCATTGAACTCCTTTTATCTGACAGTCTTTGACATATCTCTCTACCGCTTCTTGCCACTTGTGTATCAACCTGTCATTGAGTTCGCTAAATCTGTCAAACTCCATAGGTCCAAGTCGATCACAAGAGCAATTGCCACATGTAGGATTCTTACTGCCGTCATTCATAACGCATACGCTAAGTTCCTTCCACCGATCAGTATCAACTCGTAGAGTCTCCTCATACTTGTCAATGTATGTATTACAATCTTCTGGTGAAAGGAAATCATCGTATGCCCGACAATAAAAATCTATATCTACATTAGCCATACTTGAACTCCGTCTCAGCTGCAAGGTCCAACTGATGCATGATATCTTCAGTAAAATACTTTTCGGGATCATTCAGTATTGTCTTACCGAACTGCTTACTTCCATCCGGCAACTCAAACCTTGTACTCACCTTCTTGAAGATTTCATACTTCTCTGCTAACTCCAGCAATCCATAATACTTATCTAATCCCTTATCATAAGTCAGACGAACATCAACCATCTTGTTCTCTTTGGTCAACCGACTCTTATGATTCTTACAGTGAACGATATTACCGACAACTTCCGTACCGTCTTTCTCTTTTCTCTTGCGCAGATAGATGATACTACTCGCAGCATATTTCAGACCACTTCCGC